GATGTTGCGATCCACCTCATAACATTTAGCAGCGGCAAGTTGCTGAATGGAGGTGGATACTATGTGGCCTTTGCATTGGAAAAAATGACGGGCGATAGCCGGTATCCGACAGTAGTACGAAACAGACCGACCTTGTGAATGAGGTAGTGCATGCCAGAGAAGATAGGCGTTACTTATCGTCAGGTTGGGAGACTTCCGGCATATCATACGGCGCTGTTCTATGAGATGGGGGAGCTAGGCCGAAGCCGTTAGGCAGGACACCCAGCTCAAGGTGTTTCGGATCCAACCTGGATTGAGTCCAACGGCATGACCCGCTTCTGCGTCCAGGCGACTTGGGACGATGTCCCGCATTTGAGCAGGGCGCAGAAGGCATCGCTCTGGGACGCAATCCCGGAGCATCAGCGCGACGCGCGCACCAAGGGCATTCCGATCCTCGGATCGGGCCGCGTGTTTGTCGCGTCAGAGGAGAAGATTGTCTGCGAGCCGTTCGACCTGCCGCGCAGCTTTGCGCGCATCAGCGGCGTGGATTTCGGCATCGACCATCCGTTCGCGGCGGCGCGTTGTGCGTGGGATCGCGACAACGACGTCTGGTACGTCACCGCGACCTATCGCGAGAAGGACGCGACGCCGCCGATCCACGCGGCCGCGCTGCGGCCGTGGGGCACCTGGGTGCCGGTCGCCTGGCCGCATGACGGCTTGAACCGCGACAAGGGCTCGGGCGACCAACTCGCCGCGCAGTATCGCGGGCACGGGCTGAACATGCTGCACGCGCATGCGACGCACGAAGAAGGCGGCAGCGGCGTCGAGGCCGGAATCCTCGAAATGATCGAGAGGATGCAGACCGGCCGCTTCAAGGTGTTTCGCGGGCTGTCGGACTGGTTCGAGGAATACCGCCTCTATCATCGCAAGGACGGGCTGATCGTGAAGCTCGCCGACGATCTCATGTCGGCGACGCGCTATGCGCTGATGATGCGCCGCTTCGCCGACGTCGAGCCGTCGCGGAAACACCCGCCGCTCAATCCGTTCGGCGGCGCCGGCGGATGGATGGGGACGTGAGCCAGAGGGCTGAAAGCACAATGTCAAAATCGACGAAACGAAAGCCGCAGAAGCCAGCGGCTGGCGGGAGCTATGGCGAAGTTGGCGAACTGGCCGGCGCGACCGCGCAGACCAGTGGCGCCGTGACGGAAAAGGGCAAGCCGGACAAGGACGACGATATTCACCGCGTTGCGATCCGGCGCTGGCAGGCCGGATACGACCGCGATCGCGACAACATCGACGATGCCTATGAGGACCTCGAGTTCCTCGAAGGCGAACAGTGGCCGAAGGATGCCGTCGCGCTGCGCGAGAACGAGAAGCGCCCGGTGCAGACCTTCAACCGCATGCCGCAGTTCGTACGCCAGATCACCGGCGACATGCGGCTCGCGCGCCCCAGCATCAAGGTCGTGCCGGTCGATTCCGGATCGGACAAGGAGATCGCGCGCATCCGCGCCGGGTTGATCCGCTACATCGAGAACCGATCCGACGCGCAAGCGGCCTATTACCACGGCGGCGACCAGCAGGTTGCGGCCGGCGTCGGCCACTGGCGCGTCATCAAGGAATATGCCGGCGATACGACGTTCAACCAGGAGCTCCGCATCGTCGCGATCGAGGACGGCATCTCGGTGATCTGGGATCCGGACGCGGTCCTGCCGAACAAGGAAGACGCGAAATACTGCTTCGTGCCCGTCGACATGTCGCACGACACGTTCAAGGAGAAATTCCCCGACGCGGCGCTTGCCGATTTCGAGGACAACGCGAAGGCGGTCTCGTCCGGCTGGTATGGCACGGACTTCATTCGCGTCGCCGAATACTGGGTGAAGAAGCCGGTGAAGCGCCTGCTGGCGCTGATGCCGGACGGGCGCATCGACGACATCACCGACGACGGCGACAAGGCCGAGCGCTATCGCAAAGACGGCGTCCGGGTCGAGGAGCGCGAGAGCTTCACGATCTGCCGCTATCTGATCTCTTATCGCCAGATCCTCGAAGGCCCGGTGGAATGGCCCGGCCGCTATATCCCGATCGTGCGCTGCCCCGGTGAGGAAACCCGCATCGGTCGCAAAACCAAACGTCGCGGCATCATCCGCTTCGCCAAGGACGCGCAGCGCGCCTACAATTACGGCCGCTCGACCCAGACCGAGATCACCGCGCTGCAGCCGAAATCGCCGTTCATCGGCACGGAAGACAATTTCAAGGACTACCAGGCGTACTGGAATCTCGCGAACGTCAAGGCGTTCCCGTATCTGCCGTACAAGCCGGATCCGCGGAACAGCGGCGTCCCGCCGCAACGCGTGCAGCCACCGGTGTCGTCGCAGGGCGTGAACGAGACCGTTCTGCTGGCGGCCGAAGACATGAAGGGCGTGATCGGCATCTACGATTCGGCGCTCGGCGCGCAATCGAACGAGGTGAGCGGCCGCGCCATCATGGCGCGCGATCGTCAGGGCGACATCGGCTCGTTCGTCTATCAGGATAATTGGGGCCGGGCGATCCGCCACACCGCGACGATCGTGAACGATCTCATCCCGCACGTGTACGACGTCGAGCGCACGATCCGCATCCTCGGCGACGACGGCAAGGAAGAGCTGATCGCCATCAACAAGGCCGTGGCCGGCGACGGCCTGGAAGAGACCGAGCGCGTGCTCAACGACGTGGCGATCGGCGCTTACGACGTCGTGTTCCGTCCGGGTCCGAGCTTCTCGTCGCGGCGCGAGGAGGCGCGCGAAGGCATGATGGCGTTCCTGCAATCCTCGCCCAACGCCGCGCCGCTCGTGCTCGACCTGATCGCGGAGTCGCAGGACTGGCCGAACGCCGACAAGATCGGCAAGCGGCTCGAGCATCTGTTGCCCGATCCGATCCGCGCGCGCGAGGCGGCCGAACGCGGCGAGCCGTTGGCACCGCAGCCTCCGGATCCCGCGCAGGCGGCGGCGATGCAGGCCGCCGCGATGCGGCTGCAGGCGGAGCTGCAGCAGCTGCAGCTCGAGAACGAGGGGAAAGCGCTCGACAACGAGAAGCGCCGGATCGAGCTCGCCGCGATGGTGCGCGACAGACAGGCGGCGGCCGGCGTCGCGGACAGCGGCCATGCATAGCCGGCCGACAAAGTCGTGCCGTCAGCGTGAACGGGAATCGAAGCGGATCGGGCAGCTCGCCATGCCGCGGATGACCAGCGAGTCGGTCCAGGCTGGTTCGGCGTCCTTGAGGACGATGTTGCTCAACCGCTCGACCAGGATCGGCAGGGCCACCTCGCCTTCGAGGCGGGCAAGATGTGCGCCGAGGCACAGATGGATGCCCGAGCCGAAGGCAAGCTGCCGGTTGGCTTCGGGCCGGCGCAGGTCGAGCCGCTCCGGCGTCGCGAACACGGTCGCATCATGATTGGCGCCCGCGATGAACAGATAAGCGCGTTCGCCTTTTGTCAGCCGCCGTCCGGCGAGGTCGAGGTCGGCATTCACGATCCGCAGCTGGGCGATACTGGGACCCTCCCAGCGCAGAAGTTCATTGAGGGCATTGCGCAAGAAGGGCGGATTGCTCCAGTGGGACCGGAAGTCCGCATGCTGATCCGGATGGCGCACAAGCGACCAGAACGCGTTGGCGAGGAAGTGCGTCGTCGTCTCGTGTCCGGCGAAAAGCAAGAGGACGCAGGAGGCGAGCAGCTCTTCGAGCGAGAGCCTGTCTTCGCCGTCATGCGCCGCAATCAGGTCGTCGATGATGTCCTGCCCGGGCGTGCGGCGGCGCTGTTCGACAAGGGCGGCGAAGTAGTCAAGCATGGCGGCGAGGCTTGCGGCCGCGACGGCGTATTTGTCGGACCGGATCCGCGCAGACAGGACGAAGGTCGCCAGATCGTCGGACCAGCGCTTGAGGTCGTCGACGTCCTCGCGCGGCACGCCGAGCATGTCCGCAATGACCGTCGCCGGCAGTGGATATGCGAAATCGGCGATAACATCCATTTGGCCGGCGCCGGCGACCCGGTCGAGCAGGTCATGGACGATGCCGGCGATGCCGGGGCGCAGAGCCTCGACGGCACGGCGCGTGAACGCCTTCGCAACGAGGTCGCGCAAGCGCGTGTGGCTTGGCGGATCGTTGAATACCATCCAAAGGCTAAGGCAATCGCCAAGCACGACGACATCGTCCTTGCGCGCCCGGCTTTGCGCTGCGACGAAGGGACGGATGCGGTCGGAGGAGAACCGATCATCCTTGAACGCACGCTCCACGTCGGCAAACGTGGTGAGACACCAGGCGCCGAGTCGGTCATTCCAATGAACCGGATCGGCGTGATGAAGACGCCGCAGCAGCGTGTACGGATCGCGAATTGCAGCGGGACTGGCAAAATCGACCTGCTGAGCCGTCATTCTTTGCTCTCCGGCCAGACGTCCCGTGTGGCATCGCGCCCATCATGACGCAAATGCCCACTGAAGCGATATCCGGAATGGCGCCCGGGCAGTCGGCGTCCTTTTTATACTAGTCCCGCGGGCCATCCCGCGTCCCACTTCGCCGTGCAGGCGTCCGACGACCGGGCGCCGCCGCGTTTCGAAGAGAGCCGCCCTCCGGGCGGCTTTTTGTCTTCCTGCCAAGGAGTATCCGAGATGGTTGAAAACCAGTCCTTTGCGCCGGCCGAAAACGCGCCTGCCGCTGGCGAAGCTTCAACGCCTGCCGATTCCTTCGGGGAGACGCAGGCGCAATGGGCAGAGACGCCGGAGGAGCCCGCGCTGCAGGATGCTGCGTTCGGCGACAACGGCGAAGCGGATGAGGAACGAGGTAAGCGGCCCTCGCGCTCGCAGCGTTTGCAGCGCAAGGCGCAGCTTCTCGCGGCCGAGAACGAGCAGTTGCGCCGCGAGCTTGGCGCCGGCGTGCGTCCCGCGTGGGATGCCGCGGCGCATATGAGCGGTGGCGAACAGCCGCCGCGGGAAGCCGATTTCAACGGCGATCAGCTCGCATATCTGCGGGCGCACCAGGCCTTCGGCCTGAGGCAGGCGGCACGCGAGGCGGTACGATCGCAAGTCGAGCGAGAGCATGCGCACCGCGCCGCCGCGTATGAAGCCGCGGACCACCGTGAGCGCGTCGTTGCGCATTACGAGCGGGTCGACGAGCTGAAGGATCGCGTCGGCGACTTCGACGACACGATGAAGGTCGCCGCCACGATCAACCTGCGGCCCGACGTCGCGCGGGAAATCCTCGGTTCGGAGAAATCAGCCCTTATCCAGTATCACCTTGCCAAGAATCCCGACAAAGCGCGTGAGCTGAACGGCCTCTCGAGCCGCGAACTCGTGCGCGCCATCGGGCGTCTGGAAGGCGCGGTCCGTCTGCCCGCCGCGCGACGCGCAACCTGGGCGACGCCGCCCGTGCATCCGCTCACCGGCGCCACGTCTGCATCCTTCGATCCGTTCAAGGCCGAGATGGATGAATTCGCGGCGCACTGGAACGCGCGGGAAGCCGCACGACGGCGCGCCTGAAATCATCCACCGATCGGCCCGCCTGAGACGGGCCGTCACAGCGCGGAGCGCAGGCTCCGCGAGAAGGACAAACGATGGCTCAGAATGTGTTGACCGCGGACGTCATCGCCAAGGCGGCGCTGATGGTCCTCGAGAACAATCTCATCGGCGCGAACCTGGTCTATCGCGGCTATGAGGACGAGTTCGACCGCAACGGCTACAAGATCGGCGATACCGTGATGGTGCGCCGCCCGGCGCAGTTCACGGTCCGCCGCGGCGAGACCGCGCAGATCCAGGAAGTGAAGGAAGGCAAGTTCCCGATCACCGTCAACATCCTCGACGGCGTGGACTTCAAGTTCTCCTCGACCGACCTGACGCTGCGCATCGAAGACCTCGCCGAGCGGGTGATGAAGCCCGCGCTGCTGCAACTCGCGAACAACATCGATATGGAGGTGTGGAAGCTCTACAAGTCCGTACCGAGCTGGGCCGGCACGCCGGGCCAGACCATCAACAGCTTCGCGGACTTCGGCAAGGGCCCGGAGCGGCTCGACAAGATGGCGGTGCCGCAGGACGAGCGCGCCGGCGTCATGTCGGCGACCGACTACTGGGGCATGCTCGGCTCGCAGACCTCGTTGTTCATGCAGAGTCCGGCGGGAGATGCCTATCGCCGCGCCAAGCTCGGCATGATCGGCAACGTCGACACCTACATGGCGCAGAACGTGCAGACGCACATCGTGGGCGACGCGGCCGGAACCGGCACGCCGCTGGTCAACGGCGGCAATCAGGGCGTCACGTACGAGTCCGTGAAGGACACCAATACGCAGAACCTGATCGTCGACGGCTTCGGCAACAGCAAGACGCTGAAGCAGGGTGACGTGTTCACCATCGCCAATGTGTTCGCGATCAATCCGGTCACCAGGGCGACGGAGGACTATCTCCAGCAGTTCGTCGTGATGTCCGACACGCTGACGCATGCGGCGGGCGGCGACACCACGATCTCGATCTCGCCGGCGATCATCACGTCGGGTGCGTTTCAGACGGTTTCTGCCGCGCCCGCTGACAATGCCGCCGTCACGGTGCTCGGCACGGCCTTGACCGGCTACAAGCAGAACCTGGTGTTCCACAAGAACGCCTTTGCGCTGACGATGGTGCCGCTCGAGCTTCCCGCCGGCGCAAGCGGCGCCGCGCGGCGCAGCTACAACGGCCTGTCGGTGCGCGTGGTGCCGACCTGGGACGGCGTGAACAACACGTCGTTCTGGCGGCTCGACGTGCTCTACGGCGTCAAGGCGATCGACACGCGGCTCGCGACCCGCCTGTCCGGCACGCCGTAATCATCAACCCGAAACAGATGCGCTGCCGGCACGGGCCATCGCTCGTGCCGGTTCGCGCGTCGCATGAGGAGAAGACACAATGCCAGTTCGTCAGCTTTCCGACGGCTCGCCCGACGGCCAGTCGCTCGGGCAGTCCACCTCCGACAAGGTGAGCCTCTACGGCGTTGCGCCGATCGCGCAACGCGCCGGCGCCGCACAAGCCACCTCGCTGGTCGGCACGGCGTCGTCCACGGCGGTCGACACCAACACCAAGGCGGCGATCGTCGAGATCATGAACACGCTGAGCGCGCTTGGGGCGTGGAAGGGCTCGGCCTAGACACCGCGACGGGC